TTATGCCACTGCTGCTGCGCGTGCAGTGTTAGGGTTGCCTGCGCTGGTCGGTGCCACCATCACCGTCGCCTTGATCTCGATGCCCAGCGCGTTGGCGAATGCGCCGTAGTGGGCTTGGGCGCGTGCCGCATTACCGGCGTAGTCACTGTCCTTGGTGTAGGCCCGGTACAAGATGTAGTCCTGCAAGGTATTGCCGTAGATGTCGGGCACGCTGATATTGCCTAGCACGGCGGTGTACAGCGCGCCGTCGGCTGGCTCCGCGATGTCGGTCGGTAGGCTGGAGAAGATCACCTCTACAGCCGTGGTGGCCAGCGCGGGCGGGTAGACGTAAAAGGTCTTGGGGTCACGCGGGTCATACATGTAGTGGAGCGCGTCGATCGTGCCGGCCAGCGCGTGCCAGCCCGGCGACTGTGCATCCAAAATCTCGCGGTTGCACTGGCGAATCGCCCGCTTGGTGCCTGTTGCCGCCGTGTTGCGCGTAATGTCGATCAGTTTGGAGCCGGTAGCCGGGATGCTCTGCCGGGTACCAGCCACCAGCGTCACCGGGGCCATGGTGACCATCGCATCCGGGCGGTACAGAATGATCTCGCGCTGGCCGTCGTTGAGGTAGCGCACCAGCTCACTGATGGGCCAGCGGATGGAGGTGTTGTCCTGAATCGTCTCGACAACGCGGCGGATGATGGATTGGGCGGAGATGGTCATGGGGAGTCCTTAGAAAGTGCTGAGACGGCTACGCGGGCGAGCCGATGAAAACGCACGCCAGTGCTGAAACCCAACTGCCGCGATGGACTCCTTGAAGCGCTCGTCCAGCGCCAGCCCTTTGGCTGGGTTGCTGTAGGGCGTGTTGCTTTGTTGCAGTAGTCGCGCCAGCGCGCCCATGGCGATCACTTCGCCGTACTGGTCAAAAATGAAATCCTCAACGCCCGTGGCGCTGTTGGATGGCTTGAGCACCGCCTCGACGCGCAGCACCAGTCCGGCTACTTTGGTGGGCAGTAGCGTGAGCGTCTTGCGGTCGCTTGTGAAGATGCAATCCGCCAGTCCAGCGCTGTTGGTGCGCCAGTCATCGGGCAGGCTTTGCGGGGTGGTGATCAGCAGCGAGCGACCGTCCAGCGTCGCGCGCTCGAGTTTGACCAACTCCGATTTGGGTTCTAGCTCAAAGTCATATTCGGTGACGTTGGCCTGCGTCGTGATGTTTTCAAGCCAGAGCTTCCAGACTTGCGTGCCAATACAGAATGCCTGGGCCGCACGCAACAATCCACGCTCGACCGTTGGGTCGGGACAGCCCGGCACATCGATCAGGATGTCCGAGAAGAATTGCGACCAGACTTTCACGCTCAGTCCTCCATGGATTCGAGAATGCGCACCTTGCAGTTCTGGCGCAGTCGGTCAACACTCAGAAAATCCACGTCGCGCTGCGTGATACCGATTGAGCGGGCATAGGCTTTGAGTTCGTCGCCCTCAATCGCGTCCACAGCTACGCGCTTGTTGCGGTAGAACGAGGGCTGCACCAGAAATTCAGGTGCAACCAACTGTGCAGGAGGGGTTAAATCCTCTTGCACCGTTGGTTGCACGCTGATGTCCTGCGCGCATTTGGTTGCCACCTTGCGGGGGTATTTGCCGCGCGGCATGGGTTTAGACGCCGTTCAGGGCAGGCCGTGCAATCACGGTCAGTCGCAGCTTGGCACCCACTACCAAGGTAGCAGCGCCAGCGGCCAGTCGAACGCCGATACCACGATCAGCGCCCATTGGTGCAACCTGGGTAAATGCGGCAAGAGCCATGCGCGCCACACCACCAGCTTGTGCCACGGTAGAGGCGGCGAAGGCTTCGCTGCCGCCGGTGCGAGCGGTGTCAACTACACCAGCAACGCCGGACATCAAGCCCAGATCGAGCGTGATGGTGGGGGTAGCGTTACTGTCGCAGTCATCAGCGGCTAGGATGGCATCAACCGGCACGTAACCAGCGGGCAAAATGCCCATCTCGATCACGTCGGTCGCGGCGACACCGGCCACGGTCACGTAATCACCAACGATGACGATGGGCTCGTAGCCACTGGCCGAAATGGCCGGCAGCTTCTGTGCAACTTGCACGGATTGACGAATGGTAGGCATGTCTGTTGCTCCTTAGTTGATGGTGGTGAAGGCGCAGTCAACCGACTGGACGCCAAAGTCCATGCCGTTGTAGCGGGTCTTGTCGAAGCCAGCGATCATGCGAATGATCACGACCTGCTCTTCACCGTGGTCCAGGTCGGACTCGGTGAGCTCGAAGCGCACATTGCCCTTTTGGCTCTTGGTGCCGTGTGCCACAGCAACACCGTGAGCGCCCAAGAACAGGTTGCGCACCGCGTTGAGGTTGCTGCCAGAGCCGTAGTCGTTGAACTTCACGCAGTTCTCGTGCTCGGTCACCAGCAGGCCGTTGTAGTAGGCATCCCCAGCCATGAAGATCGGCGATTTCGCACCTACCGAAGCAGCCTTGGCTTTTTCAAGCGTCAGCCAGCCAGCGTCACCGACTTCGCGGCGCAGGTCGTACATCGACTCGGGCGAGGCCAGGAAGACAAACGACTTTTCACCGTCAATGTTGACCGGCTCCATGCGAGCGCCCTTGGTGCCTTCGACTGAAAACATCTTCTTGGCGCGCACGATAGCGCGATCCAAAATTGCAGTGCCCAGCGTGCTGGTAGACAACATGGTCGCCTTGGTCAGACCGTCGCCGACTTGCCAGTGAGCCGCATCAGGCGCGGTGAAAGCATTCGGGAAACCAGCAAAGCCCACCGGGTAATGGCTGATCTCATCACCGACACCGCGCGAGCCGCAAGCCGTCATGTGGCATTGCTCGTCTTGCACTTCGGCGATGTAGTCCGACAGGCGAGCGCGTACCTGGTCAGCGATGTTGTGGCGGACTCGTTTCTGAGCCATCACGTCCCCGATGTTGACCAGCTGGCGGTGCTTGTCGATGCGCATCTTATGGGTGTAGTGCGAGAGCTTTTGCTCGCGCCCTGCGCCCTTTTCATCGCCCTGGATGGGCTGACCGCGCAGCTTGGCGATCAGGGTCGTGGTGACCTCATCGCCGGGGCCGGATTCGAGATCCGTCTTGGCGACCACGGGCATCGCGTCAGCCTCGCCCCCGGTCATCTTGTCCCAGAAGGACTTCTTCTTTGCGTCGATGGCCACTTTCGCCGACCATACCTTGACGGCGGCCGGATCGGTGGGCAGGATTGCAGTGCGTGCCATATTGTTCCTTTCAAAGAACTAATGCACGACACACTCCTGCGTATCGATTTAAGACCGGGGTGACCCGGCGGATTTCCAGTTACGGAATTTGTAGATTAATGTGTGCCATAAAAGAATGCAAGGGGGCTATGCGGTGGTCGCTGCCATTTCTGGCGGGAAGCGTCGAATAATAATTTCCTCATCCGCGACAATGCGCAAGCGGGCCAGTTGACCCGCTTTTTTCTCGACGGTAATCTTGATGTCACCAATCCAGATCGAGCCACCAACCCGCACGTCATGCGAGTTTCCTTCGCTCTTGCGCGCGCGTCCGTGGATGAGAACTATGCTCATGCTTAAACGGAGGCCATGAGTTTTTCGACATCGGCCTTGCTCATGCTGGCCATGGCGCGCTCCAGATCGTCGCCATCAAGTGAGCCGAATTTGGCTACCGCGTCGTTGTCGCCCAGCGCACGGTCGGCGTTGGGCATCTTGCTCAGGTTCACCAGGTCGTGGCGCGGTCCGCCGGGTGGCACCAGCTTCAGCGCGGTGGGCTTGACTGTCACCAGATCGGCATGGCGCATTTTCATCACCTCGTGCGCCTGCGCCAGCGCCCACTTGCTGGCTTTGAGCCCGTCATCGGTCATGCCCTGCTCAGTGGCCTCTTGACCAAAGGCGCGCACCAGCCCGTTCAATTCCTTATTCAGCGCCTCGTTACCCTTGTAGTCCAGCCCTTCGGCCTTGGCAGACGTGATCAGCGTATTGACCTCATTGCCCCAGGTGCGGGCGGTTTCCTGCGCCGTCATCTCGCTTGAAATCTCGGCCTTGGCGGCGGCCTTGTTCAACTCGGTGATCGAGTCGTTTGCCACATCAATCGCGTCATCGCTCTTGGTCTTGATCGCCTCGTAGGCGTCAAAGTCGATCTCGCCATCCATCAACTGCTTGAGCGCGGCCTTGTCCTCGGTCTTAGCCGTGGCCTTGGCTGCCTTGAGCGCATCGAGTTGGGCGGCTGCGTCAGCGGGGGCGGCGGCGATGTAGGTGCGGGTGTCGGGTGCAGTTTCTGGCTCTGCGGCTGTCGCTGCTCCTTCGGCGCTGGCGACTGCTGGCGTCTCACCCTCGTTGGCAATGGCTGTCAACTCTTCTTCGTTGTCGCCTGAATCAGACTCCAGCGCCGACAGTTCATCGGGTGTAAGGCTGGCCAGGTCTGCTTCTGTGTAACCGGGGATTGATGGTGTTTTCATGGTGCTTCTAGCTCCTGTGAGATGGTTAAAAAATGGGAATCAAATGGTTTTGCCAGCGGCCAGCGTCTTGAGGTCGGCCATTTCGGTCAACTTCTCCTTGGCTGCGCGCTTGACGTTGGTCATGCGCTTCTTGTCGGCTTGAATCCGCTTGGCACTGGTGAGGGTGCGCAAGTCGTCTTCAGCCTGGTACTTGTCGTAGCTGTCGCTTTTTTCGGGGGTGGCCATTGAGTTCGTCATGCTGTTGCTCCTGAAGGTTTGTAGGAAACTTGCTTGTAAAGACGGCCATCAAGCGCCACGACGCGCATGGTGCGTCCGTCCGGGCTCTTGAATGCCTGAATGGCAGTGATTGATTCGGGCGCTGCGCCGCATTCGTTGCCCCACTCCACCTCCGGCAGCGCTTGCGCCTGGTCGAGTCGAGTAATGACTTGCTGCGCGAAGTAAGCCGCCAAGCCGACCATCTCTGCGACGACTACGGGCTCTGTGACTACAGCGGTGCTTGGCAAATCCTGCGTTTCAAGCGGCGTCTTCTTGGTGGTGGATTTTTTGACGGGTTTGGTCATGGCATGGCTCCTGTTGGTTGAGTGTTGTCGGCCCCGGTCGGGGTTTCAATACCGGTAGCAGCGCCATCGCCCATTTGCGGACTTGGTATAGCTTGCGGCATTTGTTGCTGCATCGGTTCAGGCTGCATCGGCTGTGGTGCAATAACTCCGCCGTTCTGATCCTTGAAGCCAAACGACTTGAGCAATTCATCAGCCACCGGCGTTACGTGCGGCGTACTGGTGACGACTTGGGCAGCCTGCATCGTGACGTAGACAGCCTTGGCAATGGTTTCCAAGCTCTTCGCGTCGAGGTTCTTGCCAGTGGCCTGCGCCTTGGCAATCTCGGCATCGAGTTGTGCCATTTGCGCCTCCGCCTGCTTGGCTGCTATCGCGTCCTGCTGGGCCTTGGCCTGCTGCGCCTCGGGTGTTGGTGGCTCGTCCGGGTCGGTCATGCCGGTGACTTGTCGAATGCGCTGCAAAATCAAGCGCTTGTTCGGCAAGTCGGCCAGCTCCACAACCACATCCAGCAGGTTGATCACGATCTGCGGCGAGCTCGGTGCGAGTTGCGCCAGTAAGGCCATCATCGACTCGAACGCGGCCTCTTGCAGCGACTGCTTCCAGGCTTGCTCGCCAATGATGAATTGCGTCTTGCGTTTGGTGATGTCGTTCAGCACTTCACCTGGCACGTCAGGGTTGGGCTGGTTGATCTTGGTGTAGTCACGCTTGGCTCGTTCACCCGCCACACTGAACACCTTGGCCTCGGTGTAGAACTGCTCGATCAGGCTCAGCGTCAGCTCGCCCTCGAGCTGCCGGGCAAACAGCAGGTTGTCAAAAATCTCGGCGGTGAGTTGCCCGCCTTGCTCTGCCTTGGCCTTCAGGGCCACGCCGGCCGTGATGTTGGTATCGCGCCCCAGGTTCTCGGAGCTGATGCCCGAAGCATTGCGAATCATGGCCTGGTCAACCTGCGCGAGTTGCAAGTGACCTTGCGCCACGTCGTTCTCGCGGTTGGTCTTGATCTTGGCCAGCCCGTCCTTGGCCACCACGGCAAAGCCATCGGGTGCCCTGAGTTCGTCGCGCACCTCCTGCGCCGTCATCGACTCATTGCTGAAAGCGCCGACCTCGGCAATCACCTGGTTGGTGGACAACACATGCAGCGCCTTGCTCATGCGCTTGTTCAGGGCATCCTGCGGACCGCGCACCGGGCGGATCGGGCTGTAGGGCGCGTTGTCTTTCTTGCGCCGGTAGCACCACAAGGGCACAAAGGGATATTTGTTGTGCTTGTAGGGGCTCGCCACATCCAGCAGGATGTGCTTCTCGGTCAGGATGGTGCATTGCATCGTCATCCGCAGCCGGTCAATGCTCGATGTCCCGCCGCGGGTTTCCTTGGTCGGCTCCTTGTACCAGGCCTCGATCAGCATCACGCGCTCGCGGGTGTTGTTCAACCACGAGTCCGAGTCGTACATCTGGAACTTGCCCGGCATCGGCGTGAAGCCTTGTAGTTCATCCATTGGCCTGCCATTCCACCACTCCATGTAGTGATCGCTGTCACGCGAGACGCAGGAGGCGCGCAGTTGCTGTTCCTTGTCCGGGAAGTAGGCGATGGCGATGTCCAGATCCACCATCCTGAAGCGGAACAGGTAGCGACTGTCTTCCAGGTCGCGGCGTGGCCCCAGGCTGTCATAGAGCATGTTCCGCCATGACTCCGCACGCACATAGATTGGCTCGTCCTCCGGGTCTGGCGAGACGGGGTATCCCTTTAGCTCCACAGATGGCAAAATCGCCAAATGGATACACCCGAAGCAACCCCGGTAGGCGGTACAGACTACCCAACGACTTGGGTTCAGTTTCTTGATTGGTTTCACTC